CCACAATGGCAGGGCCAACGTACGAAGCTTATCGTTCATTTTCCAGAGTCCAAAAAATGGGAAACATACGATGAGCTATGGAAGCTTTCGCAGCTCGAGGGCCGGGGCTTCGAGGATGCTACCGAGTTCTACAAAGACAACTTCGAAGATATGAGCGCGGGCGGCGAAGCCTCTTGGGCCGAGCGATTCAATCCAGATGAGATTGACGCGTTCCAGCATGCGCGAAACTTGATGCTAGAGCGTGGGATTAAGGCCTACCAGGCCGAATACCAAAACGAGCCCCAGTCCGATGAAGAGCTTGGGCCGTTCGAGTTCGACACGGCCAAACGCCAAAACGCTTTGGCGGCGTTCGAGGTTCCAACATGGGCCAGCAAAACAACGGCCTTTATTGACGTTCAAGGCGAAGCGCTCTTCTATGTTGTGATGAGCTTCGCGCAAAATTTCACTTGTGCCATTGTTGACTATGGCATTTACCCCAAACAACGGGCCGGGCTTGTTCACTTGGCGGACCTTACAGACTTGTTATCCGATCGGCCAGGCGGCCTAGAATCCCGTATGGCCGATGCGTTGCGTGAGTGCGTAAATATGCTTCGCGACAAGTACACTTTGGACGCCATCGGGATAGATGCAAACTGGGGGCTTTCCAATTCGACAGTTCACCAAGTAGCAAGCCAATTAGCCTCGAGCAACGTTCACGCAATGAATGGCCATTACTTCGGGGCGTCCTCGAGTCCGATCAATGCAGGGAAGCCGAAGCCAGGCGAATCGCGCGGGTACTACCATAGAAGAATCCGAGAGACAGGGAAGGATAGAATTTTGTTCGATGCCAACGCTTGGAAGAGTACAGTTAAGGAGCGGTTATTAACTGAAGTAGGTGACCCAGGAGCCTTGACGGTTTTTCAAGGTGAACATTGGTTGTTAGATGAGCATTTGCATTCTGAGTTCTTTACGGAAGTCTACGCCAAGGGCAACAGGAAAGAAGAATGGAAGCTTCGCCTAGGCTTCGAAAACCATTGGTGGGACGGTGTTATAGGTTGCAGCGTATTGGCTAGCTATTGCGGGTGCGCCCTTCCATCTTGGCAGGCTTCGGGCGTGAAGCGGGTAAGCTTCGCCGAGCTTCAGAAAGCGGCCAGGCTTGCCAGGGGCGGCTAGGGTCGCTAGGATTGTTGGAGCAATCGCGCAGCCGGGGGGTTCAGTGATAGCCTACCCCGGCCTATCTTTGCGCCCCCCGGTTTTTTCTTAACGGGGAATCTATGAGCCAACTACCAGACCCAGCCAGCAAGCCATTAAGGCAAAAGACCGATGGCCAAGAGGTAGAGCAACATTCCCTTTCTGAGCGAATCGCATGGGAAAAGCATCAAGCCGAAAAAGCCAGCGGCGGCGGCTTCGCAGCTCTTCGCGTTGGCCAGGTGCGGCCAGGCGGGCCGAATGACGGAGCGCACAGCAAATGAGGGATCAATTCTTTGCGTTCGGGTTTTTACCAGTCGAGCAAGTAGCGAAGCCGATTAAGGCCGCCAGCTACGACAGCGCTAGGACCAACACGCAAAATGAAAAGCATTGGGCCATTGGTAAGCAATACGCGGATCCTTCGCCGATGCAACGCGAGATCCTGCGCAATCGTTGCCGATACGAAGTAGCCAACAACGCTTTGCTATATGGCATGGTGGAAACATACGCCAGGGACACAGTAGGAAGCGGGCCGAAAGTTCAATTTAAGCCCTTTGGTACCCAGCGCGATGAATTGGCGTTGGCCTTCCAACGCTTTCTAGATGAAATGGCTTTTGTTGCGTTGCTGAAAACAGCCACGAAAACATATTTGATCGATGGAGAGGTTTTTTTGATCGCGACTACCGAAGCCCCTTTCTATCGGATTGTTGAGACGGAGCGGATCAAGGATCCAGTAGCAGCTACAAGCCCTTACTACAATCAGCGATTAAACCAAGCAGGGATTCCAGTAGAGTTCGCCGAGGATGCAGTCATCGAAGGTATTCAATATCGGAACGGCGTTCCGGTTGCCTATTGCGTTGATGGGTTGGATTGGTTTGAAGCCGATGTTGTAACTCATTGGTATCGCCAGGACTTCGCCAACCAACGCCGAGGAGTTCCGAGGCCAGCGCCAAGCCTCGAGACTTTCGCCCAGCTTCGCCGGGTCGATCGATCCGTAACAAGTGCCTATGAGACGGTTGCCAAAGTGGCTTTAGTACTTGAAGCAAAGATGCTAGCACCAAGCCAGGCCGCCAACGCTTTCGAAATTGTGGATCTAGTCGAGGGTTCGGCCCTTACACTTCCAGACGGTTACAGCCTAGGCCAGGTCAAGGCCGAACATCCGACGACAAGCCATCGCGAGTTTGCAACGTATTTGATCGGAAGTGCGGCGCGTTGCTTTCCTATGCCTCTAAACAAGGCCATCGGGACTAGCCAGGATTCAAACTTTGCGTCGGGTTCCTTGGACTTGATTGATTACGAGCGAGCCATTCGCGAAGATCAATCATGCTTAGCGCGAAAGGTTGTTGATAGAATTGTTCGAATGTTCCTCGAGTCGATGGGATACGCAGCACAACCGCTCGAGTGCTTCTTTGATGAGCTTCCGCATCTTAATCCAGAGCGATACTTACAAGCAGTTAAGACGAAGCTAGAGCTTCGCTTAACTTCGAGGACTCGAGAGGCCGCAAGGCTTGGGGCCGATTGGGTCGATATTGACGAAGAGCTAGCGCGAGAAGAGCAAACCATTAAAAGCCGGGGGGCCTTAATGACGGAAGAAACAAGCAATGAAAGTGCAAATGAGCCGGCGGCGGATGTTTCGGATGATTCAAGCCAGCGCCCAAATGATTCTAGCGAGTAGCGTAGGCCTTGAGTCTCCGAACATCGAAGCGGGGGCGGGCGGTCGCCGGCGCTTTCGCCAGGTCGCCTACACGGGCGGGCCTATGGTGGTTCCTGGTTACCAATACCCCGTTGTATTGGATCTAGCAGGCGGGCGGCTTGTTTCGAAGCGGGCGATTCTTCTTGAGCATGACAAGAAAAAAATAATTGCTCAATCCGATAGCGTTGAAATCGTGGCCGGTGAAGGCGTTGTTATCTCCGGCTTCATGTTGGATACGCCAGATAGCCAGTACGTTACAGACTTGGCGGATCAGGGCTTCGAATGGCAAGCCAGCGTAGGCGTTAAGCCCTTGAGCCCCCCGGTATTGATTCGAGCCGGAATGAGGGTCGAAATCAACGGCCAAGAGATCGAAGGGCCGGTTGTTCATGTCAAGTTATGGCAATTGGGCGAATCTTCTTTTGTTATCGCCGGCGCGGATCCACAAACCCAAAGCCAAATTGACCAGCCAGGCCAAGAAGCGCCGATTGCGGCCAGCCGTTTTGGATCCGGCCAGGGATGGTACGTTGGGGGGATTTCCGCGAATCAGCTTCCGCGCATCCATTCGCAAACCAACGCGACTTCCGAGGAAGCGATTGTTTGTAGTTTGCTTCGAACGATCAATTGCGGATCCCAAACAGAAAAAACGTTTGACGATCGAACAAACAGCCAGGCCGATAAAATGGCCGGTATCACAATTCATGGAGTTTTTGCAAGATACTTGGCGGCTTCGGGTGAGTCGCCAGTTTATGAGCGCGAGCCCCTCTATCGTAGAGTTTGCGAGCTTCAAAACATTCAAGGAAGTTCACAATCAACTATCAGCCTTCCGCGAGTGTTTGCGAACACTTTGAACAAAGCCATAGTGGCGCAAATGGGCTTGATGCCTTCCGTGTGGCGTAAGTTCGTCAAGCAGGATTCCGCAAGCGACTTCCGGCCTAAGACGTTCATTCGCTTGAGCGGTACGAGCGGGTTTCAGCGAGTGAATGAAGAGGGTGAACTAAAGCATTTCACCCTAGTTGATTCGCAATACCAGGCGAAGCTTGACACGTTCGGAAGTATCCTAGGCCTTTCGCGCAAGCAGCTTGTTAATGACGATGTTGGAGCCTTCGCCCAGCTGCCGGAAATTTTCGGCCGGGCGGCCGAGCTTGCAATTGAGCAAGAAGCCTGGACCGTGTTACTAGCTTGGTTCGATGCAACGCAAACCATAAACCCAGCCAACGCGCCAAGCATGCCAGCGGCGGGCCATCCGCTTAACCCTCTTGCTTCGGTGGCTTTGAGTCCGGCCAACATGGGGGCGCTACAATGGGCGCTTCAGTGGTTCCGTGACCAACGCAACGCGCAGGGGTCGCCGATTTTGGCGGTTCCTGAAATGCTATTTGTGCCAACTTCGCTCGAGGTTCCGGCGCTTCAGTGTATGGCCGCCATTAGTGCGACACGTTCGCAAGATGCCAACGTTTTGACAAACCGATTCGCGGTCGAAGTGTCGCCATTTTTGAACAATCCCAACATTGTTGGCAACAGCCAACGGAATTGGTACTTGTTCGCAAATCCGCAAGTGCTGGCCGCAATCATCGGCGTATTTCTTAACGGCCAAACTTCGCCAACGTTTGAAAGTTCGGAAATCGATTTCAACATTGTTGGCGGTATGAGATGGCGAGGCTATTGGGATTACGGCTTCGCAGGAGCCGAGCGCCAAGGGGCCGTTCGAGTTACCCCAGCGGCCTAGTGATTCCATGACGATGGGCGATGCGTGAGGATGACACGCATCGCGGGGGGCGGCTTCAGGAGTGGCGAGCCGCCCCCCATTTTCATTTCAATTCAATTCAATTCTTGAGAGGGTTTTTCGATGACGTTACGAATGAGACAAGAGGGCCAGCGGGTTGACCATACGCCAGGCGCAGCGGTTGCAGCCGGCGCGGTGATTGTCCAGAATGGCCAAATTACGGGCGTGGCTACCAGTGACATTGAAGCCAACGCTTTGGGAAGTTTGGACGCTACGCCAGGCCGAATTTATGAAGTGGTTGCGAGCGGTGCGATTCCTACGCCAGCGCTTAACGATCTAGTTTACGCAATCCCAGCAACGGGCCTATTGACGAAAACAAGTTCGGGCAACGTTCTATTTGGCAAAATCTGCGCTTTGGTTCCCTTGAGCGTTCGAGCCATGTTCGCTTTGCTTTTGTGTTGTTCGATTACGTTCGCACAAAATAGCATTTGTACAGATGGCCGGTGCGATAACGGCCGGATCAACCTCGAGCCCCTTCAGGAAGAGATTGATTTTGAATCGCAGTATTCCGAAGCAGCTTCCGAGGATCGCTTTACAACAATCGTTCGGGCAACGGTGCGAGTTACGGTATCGGGCGTTTGCGGATCCGGAACGATTGTCGGCCGAGACGCAAACGGCGTAGCAATCGTTCTTACGAATGCGCACGTTGCAGGGACACAACGGGGGCGGGTGGTTCAGCTCGAGCGATGGAATACCGATGGGAGTTCCGAGCGTGGCCAGGGTTCAATCATTGCTTCCGGTTATGGCCGGGGGCTTTCGGTCGATTTTGCTTTGCTGAAGTGCAACGAAGCTTTCGCAAAAGGCGTAACAACGGTTCCGATTGCAAACCGATACCCAAAAGGCCAGGTGACAACATACGGTTGTCCTAGATGCGAATGGCCTTCGATGCAAAATTTGAGCATGCGGAAAAACGATTCGCAGATTCTCACTTGGAAGCCCGAAGCCATCGGCGGCCGTAGTGGTTCCAGCTTGATCGATTACGATGAAGGGCCTCGAGTGGTTGGGCTTTTGACTTGGGGCGGCGGCGGCGAAGGCCTTGGGCAATCTTCGCCATTTTTGCTAGAGGCCATGAAGGGCCGGCTTCCAGCTTCCATTGAAGGCCTACCGCCAGGCGTCAAGGAGGTAGATTTTCTTTGCTGCGCAAGCTATCCAACTCAGGGAATCAACGCGAGATCAAGCGAGAGCGTTCCAGCGGATCAAGGCTTGATTGATTCGATCACAACGCCAGGAAACAAACCAAGCGACGAAGGCGAAGCGGGCCGAAAGCCGTTATTCCCTCGAGATCCCGAGAAGCCCGTACTTCCGATTCGCGAGCGGCCGATTCTCGATTGGATTGGCGGGTGGGTCCGTTCGCTTTTGTTGTTTGGGGTTGGTGTTGTTGTTGGGGCCGTTGGTTCGTTCTTGGCGATTCGGTTTTTCAGAATCAAGCTACCCTTCGAGCAAGTCTAATTGAAAGGGCTTGGGTATGTTTTTCCCACAAACGATAGGGCCAAATACAAATCTCGAGGTTAGCAGCCTTACGGCCAGTGGTAGCGTGTCAGGAGATTCGGCAAATTTTGCTGACTATACAGGAAACAACGCAAGCTTCGCCAACTTGCAATCTCCGAATGTCGGTTTTCCAAATTACGCGCCATCGCCGGGGCCAATTACTGGATCCCTGCGGCTTGGGCGAGAAAGGCTTAACTTTAATGCCGATGGTACGCTTACAGTTACTCAACCAGTTTGCCAATTGGTTTGTAATGCAAACCGCCAAATGTTTGGATTGATTGCGCCAAACCCAGGCGTTGCGCGATGGGTTTACATACTTAACGAAGCCAACGTGACGCTAACGGTTGTTCATATGAGCGCATCGGAGCCAGTTCAAGCAAATAAAATCAACACTATTTCAGGTTCAAACGTAGTTATTCCAGGCCGTGGGTGGCTAGAGCTGTTCTATGATCTATTTTTGAACACTTGGAGGGTTGTATCGTGATAGTCGTGTTGCCAGTTCCAGAGGGGTTCGCTCCGGATTTCTTGTTCCGCCGTAGAAGTAATGGCACTGAAGAGAATAGCGGTTCAGCCGAAGTTTTCGGCGATTGCTTGCATCTTCGGTTTTGCAACGTAGAGCTGGCAGACGGAGACTACTACATTGAGCTTTCCCAGCCTATGGCCGTTTTTTGTTGCCGAGTCGAAAACCAAGTGGCAACGATCGCCGATTTTTGGCCTCAATTGGATATGTTGCGAGCCATGCAAACGGGCAAGGCCTACAACTGGACAAACCAGGCTAACGAAGTTTTGCGCGTAGCAATCGAAGAGGCCCCTTGATGTTGGTAAGCTTCGCCGATTTTTTCGAAAGCGCTTCGGGCCTTTCTATTGTTCCGAAGGCCATGGCGCTAGATGACTTGGACGGGCTTATCGATGCGTTTGCGGTTCAAGTGGGCTTTCGCTTTGGCGCTTCCATTGGCCAATGTTTGGGGTGGCTTGCCAGGCAAGACCAAACGGAGCTTCGAAAAGAAACGGTATCGCGTTTAACGTATTCGCAACGGGACGCAATGATTGTGCGGGCCAGCTTGCCTCGAGAGCCGCGAGACAATGACGTATTCATTTTCGGCGGTATCGAATGGACAGTTCGACCAAGGGAAAGCCACAGCTTCCGCCAAGCCGATCGAGAAGGCAAACTTCTAAGGGTGTACGTTGCAAGATGAGCCATCTAACAAACGCCAGAAACCAGATTTTGCCATTGCTTAATGATGTGGTAGTCGATGTGCCGATTCCGGTGTTTGTAGTGGCCGATTCTTCGGTTCAGCCTCTTGATTCATTAGCGCCGAGCGTTCCGTATGGAATTGTTTTGCGTGGTACTATAGCCAGCGAGCGAATCGGCCGGAATGTATGGCGCAGGCGGGTTACCACTATCGCAATCGTTCGATGCAAGATCAGAGCGGGCGAAGGGCCTTTATATTCTACCAATTTATTTTACGATTATTGCGAAGCCCTTATTCAGTCGGTCGAAGCAGCTTCGCCGAGCCTCAAAATAATGAAGGCCGAGGCCGAAGTTATTCAAGATCCGGAAGAGTTCATCCGGGCCGGTGTTTCGAGTTCCCTTCTAAGGTTCG